GCTGTCTGGGAAGATAGCCTTTTTTTATTGCCATATATGAAGAAAGTGTATTTAAAATGCTGATTGTTAAATCATTATCTAATGGGTGGTTAATCGGGTGAGAGGCTGAAATAAACAAAAATAGTGGGTAACCTCTATTCTTATGTAGGCTTCTATGTAGGCAAAAATTAGCCTACATGAGTACACATAAACCCAATTAATATGTATTCAATCAACATTAAAGGGAAAGTGACCCCAAAGGACAAAAAACTGGTGAAATTGGAAATGATATTTTTCCAAACAGGCTACAACCGAGTTTCTAAAGTGCTTAACATTACTGGTCCTATCAAGGACTGGGATAATGCCTCTCAATCATTTATTTCCAAGACAAGTGACGCTATTAAAAAGAATAAGATGCTTCTTGACCTGAAACTGAAGTATCAGAAGGTTGCAGAAGAGTGGGAAGAAGAAGGGCGCAAATGGAGTCCCGCTGAATTGGCTCTTAGCTTTGAGAAAAAGAAAGAGAAAGAAATCAAGGAGGAAGACCGTTCTCTATCCTTATCTCAGATGATTGACTATTTGATTAATAAATTCTCAGAGAAGGAAAAGGAAAAAAATGGCAAGATAGTTAAATGCCTGGGAAGTGTCAAAGATTATAAGATTATGAAAAAGGCATTCGAGGAATTTACACAGAAGAAATATAATAAGCCATTATCTGTGTTTTATTTCAGTGACATAACCAAACAGTTCCTTTTAGACTTCGTTTTGTATACACAGAAAAAAGGAATTGCTAATGGCAATAAGGCAGGTTTAAATCAAAAGTTACGCAAACTAAGAGCAATAGTCAACTATGCCAAAGGGCTTAATATGTACGGTGCAGCCCCAGAGATATTCGGTTGCGTAGAGGATAAGATGAAATGGCATAAATTCGAACCGAAAACCGTTTCCAAAAGAGTAATACAGTTGATTGAGAATGTGGATAGAAGCCTGTTCTCGCCAAAAGAGCAACTTCATTTGGATTTATTTCTCTTTAGTTATTACACGGGAGGTATGGCGAATGTCGATGTCTGTCATCTGACTTATGATCAGATTCAAGGTAATCAGGTCATCTATGAACGAATAAAATTTCCCAAAATAGGAAAGCCTTTGTTGATAGAGAAATCAAAACGGATTATAGAGAAGTATAGAGGGCAATGCATTGATAACTATGTGTTCCCTGTATTTACAAGGAAACATACAACTGAAGCCAAAATGCGTAACAGAGTCATTCAAATATCAGATAAAGTTAGCAAGACACTTACAAAAGTTTGTGAGATTCTGGATATAAAAGAGAATATAACCTGGTATTCCGCACGTGGTACATTTATTTCCCGTATGGTGGATGCAGGTTGTTCTCCGGCAGTAGCAGCAGAACAGGCAGGAAACAGTATCGGGGTAATCTTTAAGCACTACTATAAATATACAGAAGGTGAAACTTTATTGACGAAAATGAATTCTGTATTCTAAAACAGAGAGTAATAATTTGAAACGGACATCAATAGAAAGTCAAAAACTCTATTGATGTCCGTGCTATATTAGCGTGAGTTCGACGAATTTTATTAAAATGAATGAACTATCTTTCATCACTTTCCAACCTATGCCCCCTTTCCCTGAGTAGCTATACCTTTGAGTTCATTTATCTGCTTATTTCAAATGTCCACTTATTCAATTTGTTATACAGGCTTTTTCCCCCACAATCCTAAACTTCGCCAAAAGACCCCGAACGGACAAAGAGATTTAGGTATAACTGCGCTATAGATACTCTGTTGCTCTGGGCAGATACCTGTACGTTTGACATCATTACTGATTATTTTTGAGCGAATGCAGTCTTTGTACATCTGGCAGTGGTGGCCTCTACTATTCAGAGCCAAAAAAACTTCCTTGTACGCTTCAAAGTACCATAAGCAAATATTCATCACTTGATGAAACTGTAATGCTTTAGCCGGTGGTTTAATAATAGCTTCAGACAAGTCGTTTTTAACAGTCGGGTGTCCAAGTAAGTCAATGACTATTTTGGCAACACGCGATAATCCATCTCCATCGTATTGCATGAAATATCGCATGATACGTGGGTTCTGTCTTAAGAACAATATACGTTCAAACTCTGCTTTAAGCCAATCCTTATTTGCTTTAAACATAGGTAAATAGAAAATCTGGTCAAACTCATCAAGAATTTCCTTGTACATATCTTCCAGCTTGTACCTACCTCCGTTAACAATGTTTTTTAAAATATCCAACAACTTCTCATCATTAGGATTGTTGGCAAAGTCAACGTCTTTTAGTTCCTTTATCAACAGATAAAAAACGTATCCCGGGTTGAATGCTGTTGACAAACACAAATCCATCATCCAGAAGATCCATTCAGTAGGTATAGTGGTAATATTAGGATAAATGTACTCTGCAAGTTTTTCTGCCAAGCGATAAGGGTATTCGGTAGTTGGACTGGCTGGAACTTTATTTAAGTTTGCTAGATAACCATGCTCTGCCATTGAAGCCATATTCTCACAGATTATTTCCCCACCAAAGACGATGCTTTCCTTGTTTCCGTTTCGGTCTTCGATAGTTACTCTTAAAGTTTCAATCTTTTCCTTTATGTTTGGTTTTATAATCAACTTCTCCTCAATAGCAACAATTTTAACTATGCTCTTGTCAAAAGGATGCTTATTATCACGAGGCAAAGTCCTCACAGTATCACCCATGTATATTGGCATAAGGTCATAATTGCGTTTTACGTAGCTGAAAAGACGAACATCAGAAGGGGCATGAGCCGGTATCTTGATATTGCTAATCCTTTTACTTACAGCGTATGCAGCTTGAGCTTTAGTATAGAGGATGATATCAGATAGTTTCATCAGTCCATACATGGTCGATATATCCTGCAAGAAGTGTATATACTCATGAAGATAAAGGGAGAACTGGAACTCGTTCAATTCTTCCTTGAAGTTGGTTAAGTCAATAGGCAAGTCCAGCACAATGCTAAAAGCCGAAGTATTATATTTATTACTACCTAAATAATTCCACAAGTCCATTAGAATCTTTTCTGATATTTATTTTTGTTACCCGTTGGCAGAATTAAACAGTTAAAAGAATAATTCTTAAAAGAAGTTGTACCTGTCGTTGATATTTAATAAATTAAAGGCATGTGGCTTTTTACTTTATAATCACTTTGTGCACAACTTGAATGCAATATTCGCATTTTTTTTCGACTTCTGCAAACAAATAACAAAAAGCTGGTGAATGAATATGATAATATGTCACGTCGTGGTTTTGTTCCTAAATTTTCAGATTTGAAAATCATAATTTTAGGTTCGGTATTCAAAATGATAGGTATTAACGTCGGGGCATTCTCTTTATCAAGCTATGAAAATATAAGAAGGAGTTTGTAACCTGATATCACGTTGGCAAAATATTACCAGACATAAGTTCACCCTTTGCTTGTGTAGCACAATCCGTGAAAAGATGGATAGGTAAACAAATTAAGGCTTTGTTTTTATCGAATGTTAAAGATTCTTTTTTCTGCTATATATAGAAGATTTCCCATTCTTCTTCATTAAGCGCAGTTTACGTGGTATCTTACTGTATGACTTTACTTTTCAAACCGTCAAAACGTTTGTTTCTTCTGGTATATCTTCTTATAATTGCACCAGAAAAACAGATTTAGATAATGGAAAAAGAAAATATTTTTGATGAAGTAGATATGCTGGACATACTGATTGACGGGAACTTGGATGTGCTTGATGCGTTTATCCGACAGTATGGCATCAACTCTATTAATGAAGACAACCGGGGTATTCTGGCTATTTGTATTTTAGAAGGACGGACAGACCTGGCTCTGCACCTGATAAATGAAACAGAGATCGACCTTAACCAAACAGACCGTAACGGATACACTCCCCTACATTTTGCTGTCCAGGAGAATAATTACAGTGTGGTTGAAGCATTGATAAGGGAAAAAGCGGCAATAGACCCTATTGACAGATTCGGGAATACTCCATTGTATAAATGTGTAACAGAAAAAGTTAATGTCAATATCACGAAAGTGCTGTTAGAGAACGGGGCAAATATTTCCATAGAAAATAGTTTTGGCTATAGCCCGATGATTGTGATACAAAAATCATTACCGGAATTACAAGTTTGGCTGAAAAATAAAGAATAATACTATTGAATACAAAATAAAACTCTACTTTTACATATATAATTGATAAAAAGGAAGTATAAAAACAGACAGATAAGAATAAATAAGGAGACTAAGTATTTAATATGCGTTTAGCTATATTCCAACAATCCAAAACGGCCAAATTATAGATACGTCAAATAGAGTATAAGTTAAGCGTTCATGTATTGCGTGGACGTAACTTATCATTGACATGAGGCATGGCCATTTCCGGATTGTGTAGGTTAATGTTCCACGCATTTCATTTCAAATCGTTTGCAAGAATGCAAACTCAAAATTAAAAATATGAAAAAAGACAAGGAAATGATGTCGGCCCCCACTGCCACACAAGAGCAAATTGAACAGGCAAATGGAATGGTTAATGCAATGACAGAGGCTGGTATGGTAATAACAGAAGAGGGTACTAACGAAAAAAAGTTGATTGAGGTGACTCTTGCCGATGGAGTAAAAGTGATTTGTGAGTTAGACGAAAATAACATGGTAAAAAAGAACTGGGGTATCAGATCGTAATCTGACGCCCCATATTTTGAACTGACTAAGTTAACCACGGATTTTTATATGGATCGTAACTGGTCTGGAATGTAGAGAGTTGCCAATCCATCACCGGTTTTTTATCTTCGGATAATTTTCTTGGAATTTGTGGATTCAATTTCAATTTTGCAGCATCTGACAACCATTTCATCGAACTTTCATAATCTTTGATGCGTACAATTGATACATTGTTTGGCGCTATAAGCTTGGTTAGTTCATACATAGCCAGTCTGACCATGTGTTTTTTCAAGTTGAAATTCCTGGGGTCATTCGGGGAGAGGTTCCTGCCTATCTCCGGCATATCTGCATTGGGGTCCAGTTCCGGATAAAAGACCTTGTTGTTCTTTACTACATATTCGTGTCCATTCAATTCATATTTATTGTATTCGGGGTCGTAATCGGCAACAGCACCCCAATTGGCCGATTCCAGTGGTGTTTGGTTATTGTCGAAACCTTCCAAAGACATTAGCGTATAAAATCCACGCTCGAAAAGCACTATATCCCACAAGTTATACTCTATGGGTTGCCATTCTTCATAAAAAGCCTCCAGCCAACCCACAACCATGGGGATACGTATATCATAGAATTTGTAGCCGTTTTCATGCAGGCATGTATAAGCAGTTTCATTACAGACCACAAAGTCACCTTTGTAGTAGGTCTCAAACTGGGAATAAGGCTTGATATTATCTATTTCCTGTCCGGTATATTCCTCCCAGTATTCAAAAGATGCAGGAGCCTTATATCCGCTTATGGCACGGATTACTTCACATATCCGTCCTTCGTGATATATATGTACGCCTACTGGATAAGTAATTTTCCGGTCATATCCGGCGATATATTTTCCTTTGTTCAATTCCTGTTCCACCTCGTAGTTTTCACTCAAGTATTCGATAAGGCTCATTTCTGCGCTTTCTTCCGCTTGAATGAACCTGTCATCATTTCCTCTTGTCATCTGGGATAGCGCATCGGCTGTTACAACTCCTAGATAGTCATCGTTATTTAAAAAGCGTCTATACATGATTTTTAATAGTTAAATCCTTCATTAATCACTGCAGTGGATAGAATGCTTACATTCGCATCGCCCGATTTAAACTTGTACCAGGCATCCCGGAGGTAGTAACAGAGCAGATAGTCTAGACAATCGGATAAATGCCCGTAACGCTCGTATTTGACTCCTGTTTTGGGGTCTGTAACCTTCGCCTTACTCTTGGTCCCATCTTCATTACGTAGTTGGTAGATTAAGTCTTCGGTTAACCTGCGGCAACGGAGGTCTATCATTATTTCCCAGCCGCAATAACCGGAGAAAACTTCGTTGATAAATTCACAGCGCGTAGCTTGGGGAGGTTGCTTCTTCAATAATTTAACTTTCGGTCGAAGTACGCCCTTTCCCATCATGTCTGCAATAATCGTATAGTTGTTCACACCGTCTTCGCTTGCTGTTGATCGCTGGAGCCCGGCAGGGTCACCCGTTACATCAACCCCTCCGATGTGCTTGTCCCGATAAAGTTTGGTTCTCATTTTCCGCGCCAAAGCAGGTGTATTGTTTTCCTTTTCTTCCGGTTTGCCTAAAATCTCTTCCAAGATGTACACTTTTTTATTTTCATAGTCAATCTGGGCTGTGATGGAGGACATTTGTGGGGCTACATTAAAATCCCATGATGTGATGAGAGGTCTTGTCGGGTCATAGACACTTTCCTTCAGATTGGCTACCAAATGCTTCGCTCCGTCAAATTTATTGTAAATTGCCATTGAATTGGCTTCGACAAAATCCCAGTTACCGTACAACAAGCGTTCTTTTGTGGCTTGGTCACGAATTTTATTAAGAGCAGCTTCATAGGTTTGGCGGAACGCAACGTTAGGGTTGTCAAAAACAGAAAAAGGAATGTAGGCTTCACCATCTCTGGGAGTAACCTTATCGCCGTTCTCATCCTGTACAAACCTTGACCGGACCCAATTTGTCGTAGGGTTGGTAGTCATCAGCATACGGGAAGTCTTAAAAGTCTCATGGGTCCTCCAACGTAAACGGGAGAAGAGAACTTCAATGGCCTTCTCACTGATTTCACTGACCTCATCGACCATTGCAATCGTATATTCGGATGAACCGAAACGCTCGAAGTTCGGATCACTGGGAATATCCGCCATTTCTTTCATTATAATGACACTATCGTTCCAAAGGGTTAATGTGCCTTCTATATTATTGATTTTGAAGTTGGCATCTTCTTTGAGTCCCCAGTCTTTCAGTACACTTTTGATTGTGTTCCAAGTGGATTCTTTCAGGCTTTTTAGAGTCTTACGCGCTACCACGGCACGAATGTTTTCAAAACGGATGCAACTACTTATTAGCCAGACACTACCCAAGTAACTTTTGCCTCCCCCAGCAGCTCCGCCCCCCAGTATTAGCTGTGCTAAATTTTGGTTATGACAATGTACACACTCTGGCCGGTACTGAGGATTATGGTTTATATCATAGCCAACCAGTACCTGTTCTATATCGCCCCCACATAATGGGCAATAGTTGGGTTGCAGTAGTTTCCAAAGTTCATATTGCCGGGGTGATGGTTTAAAATCAATCAGGATGTTTTTGGGGGCTCTTAGTTTGTTTCCTGCCATTATCTGATGATTTCGATTATAATCTCATTTTCCTTACTTAAAATGGCATTCAGAGCATCTGAGGTAGCCCGTGATTCCAGTACTTTGCCTTTTACAGTGTTTTTACCAACGATGATGCAACCGGCAGAGGCGGTTTGGTCGTTGCCGCTGTGAATCAAAATGCCGATAAAATGCGGGACGTCATGCAGGTAAGGCAATACTCGTTTGAATTTGGGACTGTATTTCATAGTAACCTTGTATGTACCAAACGGAATAGCAGTTTCTGCATAGACTTTGCCCGAGCATGTACAGGAAATGCCTTTGGGCGTATTTGGACAAATAGAAGGTAATTCTCTTACTGTGTCTTCGATGGTGTTACAGAAGAACTTATCGTCAATGAATAGATCTCCGATAGTGTAATTAGCACCGAGAAATTTTCTCTTTAATGTGAGTTTCATCATGGAGTAGTTTAGGTTATAATACATTAAAGAGTAGATAGAATGCCTTAAATATGGTTATTGTAGGTAGAAAATTAGAGGAATATAATGTGGTTGGTGTATTGTATTTCATTATATTTACGGAAACAAAAACAAAGACGATATGATGACACTGACAAGACTTATTCCTCTGTATAAGAAAATCAAACAAAATAATGAAACTTATGCATTCTTTGACTTTAAAAAGAATGGAGTTACTTTTCATATCTTCTTAGATATAGAGACCAAGCCTAATTACTTATTAGGTTTTATGGTTCCAGGAACTCAATTTAACCTTTGGATAGATGTTACTGAGGATTTTAAAATTGATACTTATATTAATGAAAAATATGGCGAACTAATGGAAGTACTTAATTTAAAATCTGATCCTGAGAATAAATTCTCTACCAACGCTTTTTTCAGTGAATTCAATGAAAAGATTCCATCGGATTATATGAAAGCTCCTAAAAACGTACTTAATGATATTGCAATAAAGAAGTATGATGTAGAAGAAAACGAGAGTTTATACTATCTAAGTTTTAGGAGACTGCCTCCAGGTTGGCATAGAACAGAAAAGAATTCGGAAAAGACAAGGTTGCTTTTGCCAAAAATCTATGAAAGAATAAAGGACCGGGATAATATATCCATAAATTATACACCCTTTCCAAATATACGAGAGGATGATGATAGATTAAAATAAGTAAGGAAACAAGTCTAAAGTAAAAAAAGGAAAGAAGTATGGGAAAGCAAGCAAATATTATACCACCACTCCAAATTATAAGGAATAACCCTTTAGAACAATTACCAATTAATTATATATGTAGGTTTTCAATTATAGCCACCAACTTTTTTTCTTCAGAAAATCAGTTAGCAGGTTTCCTACTACGGTTAACACTATTGTGCCAACACAGTAAACAATCAACGCCACTGTACATCATCTTTTTATAAAATTATTTTTTAACAGATTTATTGTCTTTGACCAAATTACATTCAATAAATGCTTTCCCGCTTCGTTGGATATAGTACTCATTCCCTAATATCTGAGTGAGTTTAGTCATATCAAAGCAAATATACAATATTTATATTGCAAAAACAAATTTTAAGCAATAAAAATTCTTTATTCGTTAATAAACTATGATTTACGTGATATATCGTAATATCATTGTCTTTTGTACCGGTTTATAATCATAAAGTTTTCTCCGATACATCTATAAATGAAACTTATTAACTATCTTTGTGATTATAATCTTTTAATATTATGATTTACTTAATTATAGACACTAATGCTTGGATATATATGTGCAATGCGCATGGGCTTAGTAAAATAGGCCAAGATGAATGTCATCATATAAAAATATTCAATAGCCTTAAACGGTTAGTGGATGAAGGAAGAGTTATTATTTTATCCAATCAAATTATTATAGCTGAGTGGCAACGGAATAAGAAACATTGTTACGAATTCATAGAGCATTTGAAAAATCGCAAGAAAGATATTGAACACAAAATAAGAAAAAGTAATTTTGATGGAGATCCTGAAGAGAAGGAAAAACAAAAAGAGAAATTAATAGAAGCAGAGAGGCTAATTACTATTAATGAACAACATATCGATAATGTGGAACAGCTATTAATAGGTCGCACTATACATTATCCAATAACTGATTTATCTAAAATACAAAGTGCAGATCAGGCAATTGCCAAAAAAGCTCCATTCACCGGGAAAAAGAGCAATAGCATGGCTGATATGGTAATTCTTCTCAGTGGATTAGAATTTATAAAATCAAATTATGGTACTGAACTTTTCCCGGACCACATAGCTTATCCTGTAAGTTACTTTGTCTCTGCCAACAAAAATGATTTTTCGTCAAAAGAAGATGAGACTCTTATTCATAAAGACATAGAGCCTTTTTTTCAATCTTCAGAAACACAATATAGAACCAATTTAGGTACGTTGATAAATGAACTATTCTCAGAACCTGTTTTAAGCGAACTTGATATACAAGATTTCGATGAATATATGGATGCAAGTGAAAACTTAGTAGCTTGTCCTAACTGTGATGAAAGTTATTACGGTTTTATTGATTTCAAAAATCCAATTACATTAAGAGATATGAATTATCCATTGTATGATAACGATCAATTAAGGTTCGATTTTGAAACATTATCAACTGAAGAACTAAATGAAAGAGCCTATCTTAAATCGTTTGAAGGGCATTGTAACTCCTGCTGGGAGACTTTTATAATATGTCCGATATGTGATGAAGTAGTTCATATAGAATATGGAGAGGATAGCGTTTGTGCTGGGTGTGAAAGCGCCTACCGCACAAAAGTCACAAGGGAAAAAGGATTGGATGGAGTGGAATACACATTACTAAAGAATTCGCAAGATAGCGAATAATGATAAATGAGTATATGTAAAATCATAACAATCAAAAAAATGAATACAGGTATTTACATTGATGATTCGGGAACTACAGGACAGGTCTCAGGTAGCCGGTTTTCTTCCCCAAATACCAAAAGTTGGTATGCAGTGGTTTTCACACCCTCAAACCGAGTTTTAGCAAATGCTTTTATGCATGATTGCTTAAAAGACCTCAAAAAGGACTATAATGCGAATGAATTTCATTTTAAGGACGTGTATAATGGGAAAAATGAATTTAAAGATATTTCATTGGGTGTAAGACTTAATATTTTGGAGGAGTTTGCAGGTTTCTTCAAAGAACATCAGTTTCCTATTGTATGTCAGAGCTTCTCGCCCGATGAATATACAAGGAACAATTTAGTAAAGGGGGTAGATATACAAAAAATTGATGATTTCAATCTTAATAACTATAGCGACTTCAGTTTATATCATCTTTTATTACGCATAAAAAGCCATATTGCAGACTTAAATGTCTGCCCTAAGCCATTTGAAATCATTATTGACCAAGATGGTAAAAAGGTAAATGTGTCACGAACCGTAAATTTATTTGGCGATGATCTATTAAACCGACAGATACAGTATAAATCTTCTGAAGATGAACATCTAATTCAACTTGCAGACTTTGCCGCCTTTTGTTTGAATAGGGTTAAATGGATTCAACAGAATAACAGCCATTTGAGTAAGCCTATAGATATGACTTTTTTAGAACTTTGTAGTCGTGCTGACTTTAATACACTCAATATGGTGAAAAAACATATTGAAAAAGGAACGGATTTAAAGCAAGAACAT